CCATGCCGGGCCACTAATCCATGCCACTATGACTTTTCTAACTCCAGCTTTTAATGGGGTTACGCGGTGATTAAAAAAAGAAGTAAAGCCAACCATGAGCGCCGGCTCTGGATTTAATCTCATAACTTCACCACCATCATAAAAAAATTCTAAATCGCCACCAACAAAACCTTGATTTAAAACCCATGAAATACTAATTTTTCTGTTAGCTTTAGCGCCATCTCCTATATCTATATGCCAATCGTATTTAGCATTTTTATCAGCATGATATTCTAAATATTGTATATCTTGAATAGATGATAATTTATAATTAAAACTTTTATTAGCATGTGCTACATAATTATTTAAAACTTCTGACACAAAAGAATCTGTTGTGCTTAAACGCCAAACATCAACAGCTCTTACATTATTTTCGAATTCTGAACTTTTTTTAGATTTAATTTCAATGCCATCTTTATAAGCTTCTTGTAAAGCCAGTTCAGCTTGACCTGCAGCAATAGGCATTTGAATTATTCCATAAACTTGTTCTTTTGATATATTGTGATAAACATTATTTTTAAAAAATTCAGAATGTAAAGTTGATATTTTACCCATTTTAACTCCTTAAAAAACTCTGCTGCTTTTGCAATAACAAATAACAGCAGAGAAGAAATTGCCTATACATTAGGATATAGGGCTTTGACATGATAATGAAAAAAACTAATATCTTTTTTACACTATCATATTTAAAAAGGAATATCATCTTCATTATCAAATTCATCTGGAATTTTTCCGCCATTATCTTTTTGTTTTTTTATTGCTTCATCAAAATTACTACCTCCGGGCATATTATCAGTAACTGGCTTCCAGTTATTAACTTCACTATAAATATTTCCGGATTTACCTGTTTTAATATCAATATTTATATAATCATCAGTTTTAGAAGAAAGCCATTCAATACATTGTTCTCTATTAATGCTTGCTGATAACAAAATCCAATCCTGTTTATTTTCTTTAAAAAATATTCCTTTTGGAAATTCTTTTTCATTATTATTCATTATTTATTTACTCCTGTTTTTCAAAAAATTTATTAGTCTGTTCAACATAATAATTATGTTGTGTTAAATTTGTTTCTTTACTTATTTCTATATATTTTTGCAACCATCTATTAATATTATGACTATCTGCCCACAAAACTTTTGAATCTAAACCTTGTAATTCTTTTTTTAGTTCTTTTAAATTATAAAGTTCTTTTTGCAAAACTAATGTATTTGCATAATTTAATTCTTCATCATTAGTATTTTCTTGTATTTCTTTATATTCATCATCATTCATTTTATTTATCCTCTTTAAATATTTTATTAGCCTTATTATTAATTTCTTCTTTAAAACCATTTTGGAAATAGACCAGGATAATTAAAAGCATTCCGCTAATAATCATTCCTACTCCAAATCCAACTATAAAATAAAAAATATTACTCATTTACAACTTCCTTAACTTTATTAAATGTTGCTGTTTTTGAATTTATTAATTTAGCTGTCAAATCAACATATTCTCTATGACCATATTCTTTTATATATTCAGTATATTTTTTTATAGGTTTTTCTTCTTTAACCTTTTCAACATCTTTTATACTTTTGCATTCATCAATTTTTTGTTTTAATATTTGAAACGATTGATTTAGCCATAAAGAAACACCATCACCTTCTATTTCAGCTAAGCTATCATAAATAACTAAATTTAAATATTCTTCTAAGCAGTATCTAAAAGCATATGTTTGCGCAGAGCCATAATCCCAAACTGTGCCTTGGTGTTCATTTTTTAAACCGGCAACAACTGGCAATTGATAAAATTCTTCTAAAAATTGTCCTGAATCGGCATGAACAATTCTTAATTTAAATTTTACCATTTGAGGATTAACTTGATTTTCTGCTTGTGTAAAAAATAACAATAAACCCTCATTAGCTAAAGGCTTGCTTATTGATTTTTTAATATCATCTTTTGTTGCGAATAAATAATATTCTCCAGTTGTTCTATCTTTAAAAGCACCTGCACCTGTTCCAATAATAGGTAAAAAGTTCTGTTGTGCTTTTAATAACCTTTGATAAACTTCTACTTTTGTTGTTCTTAAAACCATATCAGAAACAGTTTCATTTTCTATTTGTTTGCTCATTGTTTTCTCCAATAAATGTTGATTACAAAAATATTATATATAATAATAAAGTATATGTATATAATATATACCATTAAAAGATAAAATATATTATAATATTAAATAGTTATAAAAATTACTAAATATATCAAGGAGTTATAACAAATGACGTTTAATGAATGGTTAGAATCAGAAAAAATAAGTATAGACGCAATTTCAAAAAAGCTTAATTTTAATACTGCTACTTGCGCTAAATGGAAATATGGGCAAGCAATACCGCGAAAGCCAGATATGCTTAAAATTGTAAAAGAAACAGATGGAAAGGTAACGCCAAACGATTTTTATGGTATTAACTAATGAGCTTTAGTGCTATGGCTTGGGCAGTAAAACAAGAAACAAAATCTCCAGTTTCGAAATTAGTTTTATTGATGATTGCAAATTATGCAGATGAAAATGGAGAAGCTTATCCTAGTCAAGAACATTTAGCGAAATTATGCGAATGTACAAGAGTTTCAGTAAATAAACATATTAAGCAGTTAGAAAAATTAAATTTTATAACTATTAAAAAAACTAAAAATGGAATGTTTGGATATAATAAATATAAATTAAATTTAGGGTATGTAAATAATATTAATATACCTAGTAAACAATATTTACATAATACTCAAGATATACATATATGCACTAAATTTGATATATTCTGGAATGAATGTCCTAGAAAAATTGGAAAGAAAAAAGCTGAATCAATTTATAAAAAACTAATTAATAAAAAAGAAGTATCGGAAGAATTACTTATAAAAGCTATGAAAAATTATAGCTTATCTGTAGCTAAAACCGAGTTAAAATATATAGTTCACCCAGTAACTTGGCTTAATCAAGGTAGATGGGACGACGAAATTATTAAACAGGAAAAAAATAAAAACTTTCAATTGGGGTAGACAATGAGCAAAAAAATAGAAGGGTTATATACAGTACATGATATTAGAAATGCAGTGGTTGATTTATATTCCGGGAAAACTTCGCAACCTTATGATGTTGGCTTTGAGCCATTAGATGATTTATATAAAGTTTCACGTGGAACATTTCATGTTTGGACTGGAGTTCCAAATCATGGCAAGTCATCTTTTCTAGCTGATGTAATAATGAATATGGCTAAAATTCATAATTGGAAGTTTTGTATATTTAGCCCGGAACATTCAATGGCAAATAATGTGAAGCGTTTATGTGAAAAATTTATGATGAAACCTTTTGATTATGGAATGAATGAAAGAATTACTAAAGACGAACTTGGAAAAAGTTTAACATTTATAAACGAACATTTTTTATTTATTGATAAAGAAAATGAAAGCCCAGATATAGGCTTTATTTTAGATGTTGCAAGAAAAGCAAAAGAAATATATGAAATAGATGGTTTATGTATAGACCCATATAATGAAATTTCACCAAAGCGAGCTAGTAATTTAAGAGAAGATGAACATATTTCTAATGTTATTTCAGATATAAAAAGATTTAATAGAGAAACAGAATGCGTTACGTGGTTAGTAGCTCACCCTAGAAAAATGCGACGTGAAGAAGATGGTACATATCAAGTTGACGCTTACGATATTTCTGGCTCAAGTCATTTTGCAAATAAAGCTGATGTTATAGTAAATATAAATAGAATATTTGACCCAGAAAAAACTTTATTTCAAGTTAAAAAGGTAAGAGAAGCAGATTTATATGGCTCCATTGGAGTTGCTGAATTTAAATGGAATAATAAAACTAGGTGTTTTCATAGTTTACATAGTAATATCTGGAAAAAACATAATTAATAGGAGACTAAATATGGCAACCGAATTACCAGTTAAAAATATAGTTTTAAAAAATATAAATGAATTAGTTGAATATGACAGCAATCCTAGAGAACATAGTAAAGAACAAATTAAACAGGTAGCAAATTCAATACAAGAATTTGGCTGGACAATACCAATTTTAATTGATGAAAAAAATGAAATTATTGCCGGGCATGGAAGATTAATGGCAGCAAAAACTTTAAATATAAAAGAAGTTCCTTGCTTAATAGCTTGGGGCTGGAGTGATAAACAAAAAAAAGCTTATTGCATAGCTGATAATAAACTTACAGAAAACAGCAAATGGAAATTTGATACATTAAAATTAAATGTTGAATTTTTAAGTGATGAAAACTTTGATTTAAATTTATTAGGATTTAATCAGTTTGAATTAAGTGGTATTTTAGAAGATGAGTTAAAAAATGATATTGGCTCAACAGAAATAAAAATTGAAGATTTTGATTTAAAACAAAAATGTCCAAAATGTGGTTTTGAATATGAGAAATAAAAATGCCTGGTTATTAACAGATTTAGAAAAAGTACCGAAAAATAATATAAAAGTAATGACAACGTTTTCTTGTGGCGGCGGCTCATCAATGGGTTATAAATTAGCAGGCTGTGATGTTATTGCTGCCAATGATATTGACGGAAAAATGAAAGAGCATTATTTAGAAAATTTTAAAGTAAAGCATTATATACAAGCGCCTATAATTGATTTATTAAATAAAGAACTCCCAGAAGAACTTTATAATCTTGATATATTAGATGGCTCTCCACCTTGCTCAACATTTTCAATGGCTGGTAATAGAGAAAAAGATTGGGGCAAAGAAAGATATTTTATAGAAGGGCAAAGCAAGCAAGTATTAAGCGATTTATTTTTTGACTTTATAAAATTAGCAGATAGATTAAAACCTAAAGTTGTAATAGCTGAAAACGTTAAAGGAATGA